TCACTGGCGCAATTAACTGAAGGTCTTTCCAGTGTGAAGCTGCTCCCATGTACCCCACAACCAAGGTACCCTCGTGTCCGTGAGGTCGCTCTCGGTAGTGATCGTAGTCGATACCGTTAGGACACAGGAATGTCGGCTTCTTAAAGTGCTTCTTGAACTTCTTGAGAAGAACAGGACTTGGCGAGATAACTGCATCTGCTTCTCGGATCATTCCTTCGTATTGGTCTTTGTGTGCGTTTGAGACAAGAACCGATGGGTTGTCTTTATCAACTGACCAGAAGTCATCATCCATGTCATAGATAACCCGCGTCCCCTGCTTCTTGAAGTCACGCATGATCTTAATGGGATCATACTGTGAAGGGTAGGCGCGACCAAAGACAACCGTGTCTGGCCACCTCATAAGTTCCTCTGGGAACTCGTTACCAATTGCTACTTGTTTGACGCCATGACCACGCTTTCCAAGCGCAGTACACGGAGTTTCTGTTCTATGCTGCCAGATTCCCGACATATATGCCATCGGGGAATCCATAAGGAACATGACGTTCATTTTACGTTTTTGAGGAAATCAACAAGCGCCTGTGTCTCTCGTATCTCAGCTTGTTTTTCTGCTAAGTATTGGCGACCTTTAGCGATAGCTTTTTCAGAACCTCCTTGGAGGATCTTTTCCGTCTGGTGTTCTTCGAGTAGGGTGTGTACCTCTACCATATAACGATACTTCAAAAGAAGGGACCACTTGGCCTTCTTTCTATAGTACCAGCGTACTAGATTTTCCATAATGTATTTAAGTTAGTTGCTTCCTTTTTGTCTTGCCCCCACCAAAAAGGAGAATGGGGGCAAGAACAACTTAGCTTTAGAAGTAACCTGCGCCGATTGGCATGTTAATTCCACGTGAGCGGTTCTTGGTGAACACGCTTGAGCCGTATACAGTCCATGTAATGAAGTTCGCACCAATCATGTCGTCCTTCTTTCGAATTTCGAGCGCTGGTTGCGCGAGCATTACTACATCAATTGTGTTCTTCTTACCGAAGTAGATTGACTTACCGGTTGTTGCTGAGAGGCTTGTAGCTGTTACACCACCTGCACCTGGAGCAATTGCGGTCATCTTTCCGCTTGGAAGGTTGTTAGAGACATAGACCTGGAAGCCCATGAAGTCTCCAGCGTAACCATTTCGAAGAGTTGCGTCTGCAACGTTGAATCCAACGTTTGCAGCCTTGATCTCGATGTCAGACGCGATCTTTGGAGTCACGACTGCTACCCAGTCTCCTGTCTCCTCAACGTTTCGGTTTCGGAGAACCTTGCGAGCACCTGCAAAGATCTGGATGATGTTTGCTGTACCTGCTGATACTGGTTTTGCATTCGTACCACCTGCAAGGATGTCAGCATCATCAGCTGCAACGAAGCCATCTGCACCAGTGATGTTTGCAAAAACATGCTGGTCGATGACATCTCCGAGCTGGTAAGCTGCTTCCGTAGCAAGTTCGCGTGCCTGATCTACGTTCACGGTGAGTGAGCGAGGATCATCAACATAGAATGTTACGTGCTTGTAAGCTGAAACAACGAGAGTGTCGTATGCCCAGTCCTGAGCTGTAGCTGTGATCGTGGTACCTGGAGTATAAGTCTGAGCTGAAAGGTCACCGAATCGTGGTACGTGGATGGTGTCCGCGTACTTAACTGTCTCAGAGAGACGAGTGTTCGCAACCTCAAGAGCTACAAGCGACTTGTACAATGGCACCTGAACCATAGAACTCCACAGTTCTGGCTGGATAGCACTGACGTCGTTAGTGATAACTTGAGTCATTTGTAATTAATTAACCTGTTGATATTTTGTTGCCAATATCACGTCGGTCGGTTTTGGGCCGTGGAGTCTTCCAAAGTCCCGCTTCTGCAAGGATACGCTCCTTTTCTTCAAGGCTCGCACCTTTGAGAGCGTCTGTGAGAGACTTCGGCTCATCTTCAACCTCCTGTGTGGCATTGGGTTTGAGTGCGGCCTCCTTCTCTTGCTTAGCCTTGTAACCGGCCTGCCAGTTCTGGAAGTCTTCTCCTCCCCGTATGTCCTTCAGATTTTCTCCGGTAGCTTTGGCTTGCCTTGCTAGGTACGCCTGTTCTACTGGATCGAGCCCCTGAAGGGAGTTGGTGATGTCGATATAATCGTCAACACTTAGACTCGCCCGCTTCTCGTCTATAGCATCTTTGCCATAGTTTTGCTGGAGCTTTTGGAGCTCAGCTTCCAATTTACGCGCCTTTTCTTCTGCGGCTTTCGCCCTGGCGGTAATTTGACGTCGGGCTTCTGCCTCCTTGTTATCGTCTTTGGTGGCTTCTTCCGCAACGTGTTCCTGCTCAGCAGGTTCCTCCTGATCGACTTGTGGCTCGACAACCTGATCTTCTGGTTCCATAGTTATGGCTTGGATTACCTCGCGAGAATATGCTTACTCGCAAGCTGGATAACACAAAAATTATAGCACGCAGTTTTACGTGTATTGGGTTCGTTGTTTTTTATCGGTTTCTTTTTTATCTAAAAAGGAGAAGGCTTTTTCTAAAAAGAGTTTGGAATGCTTGCGTCCTATGGTATCTTCCCACGACTCACAGTTGGTGACGTCACCTATTTCAGCCATGGTATTACGAATATGCTCACGGAGTGCCTCCCCATGTGCCATCTTAGCTAGTTCTGCTAGGAGCTTTTGTTTGTCTTCTTGGTTCATACCGTCTGGGTCATTTGACCTTGGATCGGACTAGCAATTGCGGGTGCGCTCACACCCCCACCAGCACCCCCGTTACCCTGCATTTCTGGTGGTACGACATCTTCTGGTCGTGTAGGTGGTACACCGAGTATATCATTCATGTTCACTCCGCCATCTTCACCTAGGGTGAGGAGGATCTTTCGCTTTACTGGGTCAGTGGTCATTGAAGGATCTGTGGTGATAGCTTGGAGGATTGCGAAGAGTGTTGCGCTTCGTACCCGTGTATCCATGCTCTCTCCGGTAATGTCTATATCAACGTCGTACTTCACATCCTTGTAGAAACCAACCGGTACCTCAATAAGCTTCTCACCCTCTGACATGATAGCTTCCTCGACACCAATGCCAATTGCGTCTACCTCTTCTTCGGTAAGAAGAACCCCCTTGTTGACTGCAATGCGAATGACCTCCTTGAAGACGTACTCGTTCTTTATCATACCAATGTAGGTATTGAGGTCTTCCCCGACAAGGCGTAGGGTGTGTTCAAGCGTTCTCTCTTTTTCAAATTGTGGAATGACTACTTTGTAGAGCATTTCTTTCACGACAAGTGCGACTTCTTCCTGGATACCTTCAAAGTATGAAAGGGTTTGGTTGACTGCAAGTTGTGCAGAACCTAGTGGGGTACCAGCTGGAAGACGTTCCCCCTGCACCACATCGTATGAGAAGGTAAGCTCATCTCGGTTCCGCATCCACTTCTCACCATCCTGGTTAAAGTAGGCGAGGTTTCGCTCTGAAATATCTACCTTCGTAATTTCTGAATCTACGTTAATGATCTCTCCGTTTCGTACATCGGTAAGAAGGTTACGACTAATCGCCCCATCACGTGTCTGGAAGACCTGAAGCCCCATCCAGTAGGTTGCTTTTGCCTGCACGTTTGCAAGTTCATTCTCACGCACCTGTGGTTCAATAAGCGCCTCAACAACACCAACACCAAGCCAGCGGCCTGCTATTTTTTCTGCATGAAATTCCCAGTAAGGAAGATCCTTATCCCACTTCTTGCTTTCCAACTGTACACCACTATGCTCAACTTCAATACGTCCGTACTGGTCAAGTTGGTCAATCCCAACATCAGCAATAAACGTCCTATGGTACTCATAGCGGGGGTTAGTGTCACCACCCACATTTACCTCTCCGTAGCGTTCATAGAGTCGAATATGTGAAGTGTCCTGCATCTTCCTAAACTCCGCAATCACCTGGTTCATCTTACCGTCTGACCAGCCCATTTCTTTCGCACGTGCACGGAACTGCCCCACCGTGAGGTTGTGTTTTTCAATAATGAAGTTGGCATCCTTCAGTGTCTCAGCTGAAGGATCAACAATAAAGTTACGGAGGTCAACAAAGTATGGGGTACCGTTTACTATCTTCAACACAACGCTCCCGAAAATAGGGAGCTCTCTAAATATACGATTGAGTACTTTCCCGAACTGTTGCTCCCGCATCCAGTATTTGAGATCCCGCTCCATGAACCAGGTCTTGAGTGGATCACCCCCACCAGCAGTAAGGAGACGAATGTTCTTAGTATCAAAGTCAATCGCCTTACTGAACACCTTGCAGGGGTTCTTCACAATGTTATAGAAATACTTTCGGTCCCCCTCATCATCAACGTCACCAGTCGTGTACTTACTGTTGTAGTAGTAGAAGATGAGCTTCACCATTTCGTACTGGTTGAAGGTCAGACCAGGAACCACCTGTACAGGCTTGGTCTTGAAGTTTCTCACCTCATCGTTTACGTGCCGAAGTATCGTCGGGTCCATGTGTTATCGAATTAAGTGCCTCTGCTTGTGAAGGGGCATGTCAGGGTCAAACTCAGGATGAAGCTCTGGAGCGGCACCAGTTTTAAGGTGCTCAGGAACAGTTTCCTCCTTCAAAGCTTTAACCTTGTTGACAACTTTCTTTGAAACTTTTTTCATATAAATAAATTATATCACGCATACTGGAACCGGCGCTTGATTTGTGGTGCAGTGCGTGCAACCTGTACCGCTTCAACCCGATCAGGATTAAATTCCCAATAGGCAAGAAGTGTCGACATAATGTCATCGT